TACAGTTCAACGGTACTAAACTATACGATGATGCGGACTCAGAGATTCAAAAACTTGAAGAGGAAATGATTGTAAACTACAGTCTGCCAGTTCAAGATATGATAGGATAATGTTGTGCCAACAAATGTGTACTTTAATAATTTTGCGTATGCTCGTGAGCAGGACCTAGTTGAAGATCTTACGATAGAAGCGATTAAGATCTATGGTCACAACGTAAAGTATATCCCAAAGAATGCAGCAAGAAGGGATCCTCTTTTTGGTGAGGATACACTTGCTACTTATGATGACGCAGCCGAGCTCGAGATGTATATAAAGAATGTCGAAGGATTCGAGGGAGAGGGCGACTTTCTATCGAAGTTCAATCTTGAGATACGAGACTCAATGACCTTCACAGTAGCAAGAAAAAGATTCGATCAAGCTCGCTCAGAAAGACTTACGACCGAGGTAGGTTATAGTTATCTACAGGAGAGTGCAAATACGGCTGCACCTTCAAGACAGTTCCTATCGACATCTGCAAACACAGCATACTTATCAGGTATCAATCTTGAGACCGGTACCGACGAAGGTTATGCGATTACAAACAACCGACCTGCTGAAGGAGATCTTATTTGGTTTCCAATGGTCGATAAGTTATTCGAGATCAAGTTCGTAGAACACGAAGCGGTCTTCTATCAAATGGGAAGACTACAGACATACGATCTTCGTTGCGAACTCTTTACTTACAGTAACGAGCGCATCGATACAGGGATCAGCGAAATTGATGCAATCGAGGATAACCTCTCAACTGACATTCTTACCTTTGAGTTTACACTTGATGATGACGGAACATACGGTACAGGCGTTCTTCAGAATGAGGACGGCGGTTCGATCATGCAGGAATACAGATTGGAAGGAGCGCAACCAACCGCAAACAACGAGTACTTCCAATCGAACGATCCCGTGTTCTCATCATCTTCGATCATTGACTTCAGTGAAAGTAACCCATTCTCAGAAGTGGATAGGTTCTAATGTTTGGTAATTCATTCTACTTTGGAACGATACGTAAGTACGTCATTGCATTCGGAAATCTTTTCAATGACATCTATGTCCAGAGATTGGATTCAAACGGTAATCGCATTCAGACACTTGCGGTTCCACTTGCTTACGGACCTAAGGAAAAGTGGTTGGTTCGTTTAGTACAGGATCCGGATCTTGATGCTGATGTAGCTATAACGTTACCTCGTATGGGATTCGAGATTACGAGTCTTACCTATGCTTCTCAGCGTAAGCTATCATCAACTATCAAGAACTCACGGTTGAAAACTTCAGACTTCAATAGAGTTGATACACAATTCGTTCCGGTACCGTATGATATTAACATACTGCTTTCTATCTTTGTCAAAAATGCAGACGATGGAGCACAGATCGTAGAACAGATCGTACCTTACTTTCGACCTGAGTTTGTTACAAATGTAAGGCTGATTCCCGAAATGGGAATCGTTGCGGATACACCGGTGGTACTACAGGATGTTTCTATCGAGGACACCTATGAGGGTGACTTTGATACAAGAAGAGCTCTCATTTATAATATGAACTTTAGTATGAAGGCTTACTTCTATGGACCGGTTTCTAACAGCGGTGTTATCAAAAGAACGATCATTCCGATCGCTCTCGATACTGCTGCGGATGCACCATTTGCAGAAAAGATTACAGTTACACCTTCACAATTTGCAAACGGAGCACCTCTTACCTCACCTTCGGCTAACTCTTCGTTGTCTGTGGCATCTTCTGAGATCAGTGCAAATAGCGACTTTGGATTCACGGTAGATATCGATACAGACACACCAATTAGATTTTAGAGTATTGTAATGAAAACAAATATGGAAAAGAACATGGAAGATATCTTTGACCTTCCGAACAATACCAAGCCTATGGTTGAAGTGTTGAAAGATAGTCGAGAAGTGATAGAAAAGTTTGATGCACATGACCATGATATTGACGCCGACTACGAGTACGCCCGTGATAATCTACGTAGTATGATTAATGCAGCACAGCAATCCATAGAAGATCTTTCTTCAATAGCATCGACGTCTGAATCACCAAGGGCCTATGAAGTGCTGTCGACTCTAATAAAGACTATAGTCGATGCAAATAAAGACCTCCTAGAATTACAGCGTAAGGTTCAACTATTAAAGCAGGAAGGCGATTCAAAACCACAGAACGTAACGAACGCCCTGTTTGTAGGAAGTACATCTGAATTACAGAAACTAATCAAACAGAACTCAGATATCAAATAGCGACAAGGCTATTATATCACAACCGGTGAAAAAGTCAATAAGAATGGACACATATCTTGCAAATCCAAATCTAAAAAGAGCACACGTTCCTATCGAGTTTACGTCTGAACAGGTAGAAGAAGTAATCAAGTGCTCACAGGATGTTGTGTATTTCATTAAGAACTATGTAAAGATCATCAACCTCGATGAAGGTTTGGTGCCGTTCGATATGTATAACTTTCAGCAAGATATGGCAAATATGATTACCGATAACCGGTTCTCAGTGATAAAGACATGTCGGCAGGCAGGTAAGACGACTACATCGGCCGCCGTGATACTGTGGCATGTACTATTCAACGAAAGTTATACGATTGCGATACTTGCAAACAAATTGAGTACCGCTCGTGAGATTCTATCAAGAGTTCAAAGAGCTTATGAAAATCTTCCTATGTGGTTACAGCAAGGAGTGATAGTCTGGAATAAGACAAACATTGAACTTGAGAACGGAAGTCAGATCATAGCTTCATCAACTGCATCTTCTGCAATTCGTGGTTACTCTATCAACTTCCTATACCTCGATGAGTTTGCATTCGTTCCTCGTAATATACAGGACGACTTCTTTACTTCGGTTTATCCTACGATCATATCAGGTACCAATACTAAGGTGGTAATTACATCGACACCAAACGGATTCGACCTATTCTATAAGATATGGATCAACTCAGTTGAGAATAGAAACGAATACTCTAACTTCATGGTCAACTGGTGGGACGTACCAGGACGAGATGAAGAATGGAAACAAAAGACGATAGCAAATACAAGCGAGGATCAGTTTAGGCAGGAGTTTGATGCCGAGTTCCTTGGTTCTGCGAATACACTTATATCACCAAACATATTAAAGATACTTGCGTTTATCGATCCAAAGAGCAAGCACTACGACGGTTCCCTAAGTATATACGAAGAACCAGAGGATGGACGAAACTACTTTCTTGTTGCTGATGTATCAAGAGGCGTAGGTATCGATTCTTCTGCGTTCCTTGTGTATGATGTAACGGAGATGCCGTACAAAGTCGTAGCTGCTTATAAGAATAATCTTATCGAACCTATACTCTATCCTGAGATCATTTATCAGGTAGCAAGAAGTTATCGTGAAGCTTTCGTTATGATTGAGATAAATGACAATGGACAGCAGATTGCTGATATCTTACATCAAGATCTTGAATACGAAAACATAGTATATACAACGGTAAAAGGACGTGCTGGTCAAGTTCTTGGCGCAGGATTTGCACCAAACACTCAGAGAGGAGTTAGAACCACAAAGCAGGTTAAGAGATTAGGCTGTGTTAATATGAAAACAATGATAGAGAAGCAGCAGATTATACTCAATGATTTCAGTGTTATTAATGAACTATCGACATTTATACATAAAGGAAACAGTTACGAAGCCGAGAGCGGATCACACGATGATCTTGTAATGTGTATAGTTCTTCTTGCTTGGGCAACAACACAGACATTCTTTAAGGAACTGACCGATACCGATTTCAGAGCAAAGATCTTGGCCGAACGAGAAAAAATGTGGGAGGATGAAGTACTGCCGTTCGCTTTCTACGATGACGGTCAATCTGAAGAAAAAGGTGTAAATATAAATACTTACAGTGAAGCCTGGATGCATGAAGACTCTTTAAACAAGTGGTGATTTCAAGATTTTTATAAATAATCGGAATGAGAATTAATCAGCTCTAATGAGGAGAATGAAAAATGCCTTTTCAAGTATCACCAGGCGTTAACATTTCGGAAATTGACCTCACGACTGTTATCCCTGCTGTCTCGACTAGCATAGGTGCTATTGCTGGACAGTTTCATTGGGGACCTGCAGACAAACGTGTACTCGTCAATTCAGAGGATGTTCTAGCGCAAGTCTTTAGTAAACCCGACTCAAATAACTTTCAGGAATGGTTTACTGCGGCTAACTTTCTTTCTTATACGAATGCATTACAGGTTACGCGTGTTTTGAATAGCGCTAACAATGCAAACGGCGCAGGCGCCACGGATAAAATAATAAAAAATGATGATGACTACAACGATAATTATAGTTCAGGTATAGGTGGTTCAGGAGACTGGATCGCTAAGTATCCTGGAGAACTTGGCAACTCGCTTAAAGTTTCTGTATGTCAATCTAATGCAGCTTGGGAATCAACAATTTCCACGGCCAACTTAGTATTCCATGCCGGTAACACGCAGATTGCTACTAAGGGCGCAAACACAACATCAGTTCTTTCAACGGGTGCAAATATCAGCGTCGCTGGTTCGGTAGTCGTAGGAGATCGGTTACATCTGCAGAGCGCTTCTATCAATCTAGGAGACGATCTGGAAGTTACAGCAGTTAACACAACGATCATTACTGTTAAGACTGCTCCAACGATGGATCAACTCGGTGTTACATCGACTATGTTCTCTGATGCTGTTAAGTCAGTTGCAGTTAAACGTCGTTGGGAATACTACAATCAATTTGATGCATCTCCTGGTACTTCAGAATATGCTCAACGTTCCGGCGGCTCAGGCGATGAACTACACGTTGCCATTGCTGATGAAGATGGCGAGATCACCGGTGTTCGTGGACAACTTATCGAAAGATATAATGCTCTATCACGTGCAAACGATGCCCTCACGGAATCAGGTAACAGCAACTACTATAAAGAAGTAATCAATCAACAATCATCTTGGATATGGTTTGCATCACATGTAGATAATATGACATCTGCAGGTGCAGCTGCTACATCAGCTTTCTCCAACAGCGATGATAAGCCAACAACGGTATCTCTATCTGGCGGATCGGCCGGTGGAACGCCAACTAATGCTCAAATCATTGACGGTTACGAGAAGTTTGAATCCGCAGAAGATGTTGATGTTTCACTTATATTAAGCGGTGATTCCAACGCAACAATCATTACACATATCATCAACAACATCTGTGAAAAGAGGTTAGACTGCATCGTAACAGTTTCACCGGAGAGCGCAGACGTTGTAAATAACAGCGCGTTTCTTGGCGCAGAACAGGAAGATATCATTGCATTCCGCGATACCTTACCTTCCAGTTCATACGCTGTCATGGATAGTGGATTCAAATATCAGTACGATAAGTATAACGATGTTTATCGCCACGTTCCACTCAACGGTGATACTGCTGGTCTCATGGCTCGTACTGATCAGGTACGCGATCCATGGTACTCGCCTGCAGGTTTCAACCGTGGCAACGTAAAGAATGTAACGAAACTTTCTTACAATCCACGTAAAGCGGATCGAGATCAACTTTATAAGTCTGGTGTCAATCCTGTAGTTACCTTCCCTGGGCAGGGAACGGTTCTATTTGGTGATAAAACGCTTCTTGCCAAACCAAGCGCCTTTGACAGGATCAATGTTCGAAGACTGTTCATTGTTCTTGAGAAAGCGATCTCGACAGCTGCTAAGTTTACTCTCTTCGAGTTCAACGATGCATTTACTCGAGCTCAATTCCGGAACTTGGTCGAACCGTTCCTCAGGGATGTACAGGGTCGTCGTGGTATCTTTGACTTCCGAGTTGTTTGCGATGAAACAAACAATACTCCAGAGGTTATAGATCGTAACGAATTTATCGGTGATATCTATATCAAACCGGCTCGCTCAATTAACTTCATCCAGCTCAACTTCATCGCGGTAAGAACCGGTGTTGAGTTTGAAGAAGTTGTTGGTCAGTTCTAATTTGGATTATAAATAAAACAAAGGATTAGGAGAAGAACATGGCCTTCAATATAAACGAGTTCCAAGGTAATCTACCGTTCGGCGGTGCTCGACCTTCATTATTTGAAGTCACAATGACCAACCCTATCAAT